TAAAAGATACCAATGATCAAAATGCTTTCGTTCAATTTGCATCAAGGCGTAAAGATGCGCAGATTGTTCCGGAGTCAAATATGACATTTGAAGAAGTAAAGCCCCTTTTAGATGACATACAATCAGGTCATTTGCTTGATAACATTACAGCATGGAAACAGGGAATACCAAAGAGCCATGAAACAGCAGAAATGCTGGTAGCAGGCGCAGAGGATGATCCATGGACTTCTCCGGAATTTTGATGTATATGACATTACTAACCACACCAAAAGATTTACCAGCCGATTGGAAAGCAATCGCAATGTGTGAATCTTCACTAAATCCCAAAGCAATCTCACCAACAGGCAAGTACATGGGATTGTTTCAATTCTCGCAAGCATCATGGGAATTTGTGGGACAACAAGGCAAACCACATGAAGCCAATTGGGTAATCCAATACAAGGCTGCACGCGATTTGCACAAAATACAAGGCTGGAAAGCCTGGCCTACCTGCGCAAAGAAGATAGGACTGATATGACATTCATGGAACTTATGAACACAGCCACAACAGTGGCACACGCAATTCTCATAGCACTAGGACTTACATTCCTGGTGATGTGGGGTGTTGCATTATCTGTCAAACGAACATTCAGAGTAGATGCCAAAAACGAAAGATTCAAATACTGGACAATGCGTTGCGACATATGCAAACTTGAATTGTACGGATCATCACAAGTGAGCCTAAACAAAACATTCAACTGGCATGCAATCAACAAACATCCGGATGCACAATGAACAAAAACTACACACCACACGATTACAAATTTGCCAAAGCCTTACAAGAGTCATTAGCACAAGATGTTGAAAACAAAAAGGCATTGTTCAAAAATCAGGAAGATATTGAACTGGCCAAACGAATAATAAGGGGTCAAGAATGAAACACAGGGATTATGTAGGTGTTAATGCCAGACAACATGCAATTGTTGCATCAATGGACAAACTTATTCAAAGATGTGTCAATTGTGGTAATTGGACATTTAACAAAAAACATTGCAGTGTATGCCACAAGATTATCACAGGCAAAAAATGACAACAACACAAAAACTGATATTTCTAAGTGTATACACAATCATTATGGTTTGGGCATTCAGACAATGACCACATACATTTACTGCAAAGAATGCAATAAGTTGTACAATAAAGAATTAGGTTGTTCAACCTGCGAACTACAACTATACACCGAGGAATTAGATTGAGCGCAAAACTATTGGGTTGGGCATTACAACAAGAAGGATTAGAACCACAAGAAAAACTATTACTGGTCATACTTGCAGATCACTTCAATGACAAAGAAGGCGCAGCATGGGCAGGTCAAACACGCATAGCCAAAATGATGGGTGTAAGTGACAGACAAGTCAGAAGATTACAAGTCAGCCTGGTTGAAAAAGGACTACTAAATGTAGAACTAAGAACAGGTCAATCAAACTTATACAGAATGGTAACCCCGGACGTATTGTCCTACCCCTCCGGACACACTAGTCCTACCACCCCGGACACTGCTGTCCTACATAACTCTTATAGAACTCTTAATGAACGTTACCCGGACAAATTAAAACCAACACAAATACCAGACAAATACGTTATGCCAATAGACGATTCAGTTGATCCACAAACAGCAGTCACATACATTAAAGACATCAAAAAGAAATTAAGGAAACACGCATGACATACACATACAAATACAAACAAATGCGCCAAGCCATACTTAAACGAGACGACCACACATGTGCATACTGTGGACAACCAGGAAACCAAATAGATCATGTAATACCAATAAGCAAAGGAGGGGAAGACCACGAAACAAATATGGTAGTGGCATGTGCAACATGCAATGCATCAAAGAAAAACCAAGACGCACAAAAGTTTCAAGAAAAAAAATATGCAAAGCGTTTTTTAGCGGCCAATCCAACACGCACACACTCCTTAGTGTCTTTATCCCCGAGGGATTTTGGGGTGTTTGAAGCACCATTATTTGAAAGGAAACAAACCGGATGAAACCAGATAATCAAAGAGTTTTGCCTGCTTTATTAAGATCAGTTGATTTTGCGCAAGAATCTGGTTGGATTACAGATGCAGATTTGGCAGGTCAGGCTTTGATGTTCACTTATGCTGGCTTGATTGATTCAAGTGATCCAAATAATCCAATGTTGGTTAAGTGGGGGGCTGAACTTACAAAATTGATGGACAAATATGGCCTCACATTGTTTGGCCGTAATGAAACACCACAAGTACTTGAGGGAGGTTCACCAATTGACAAAATCATTGCTGATAGGAAGTCCTACACCGAGAATCTCGACCACACCAACAACAAACCCAACTAAAGGTCATGAAGTAATTGAATTAGCAAATCAGATGGGCATGCCGTTGATGCCTTGGCAAGAATATGTGTTGCTTGATGGTTGCAAGATTAAAGACAATGGTGAATTTGTGAGCAAGACAAACCTGCTCGTAATTTCACGTCAAAATGGAAAAACGACACTTATGAAATTTCGCATCCTTGCTGGATTATTTTTGTGGGATGAAAAATTGCAAATCGCTACGGCGCAAAATCGTGATGTCGCCCTCGAATGTTTCAAATCTGTGGTCGAAATGATTGACGGACATTCTTGGTTATCTTCAAAAGTAAAAGCAATCACTAGGGCAAACGGCCAAGAACAAATTGAATTAAAAAATGGATGCAGATACAAGATCATAGCCCCGACACCTGGTGCTGCGCGTGGACTTAGCGCAAACACTGTTTATCTTGACGAAGCACGCATGCATAAATCAACTGATTCATTTGCCGCCCTTGCATATACCATGCAGGCTGCCAAATCACCAAGTCTTTGGGCATTCTCAAACGCAGGTGATATTACTTCAGTGCTTTTGAATCAAATGAGAGCCAGAGCAATGCACAAAATTGAAAACAATACAGAAGATGATATTGCTTATTGGGAATGGTCAGCAGAACCAGGATTAAAACTTGCAGATCGTAAAGGATGGGTTCAAGCCAACCCTGCACTTGGTCACACTATTACAGAAGAAACTTTGCAATCAAGAATGAACGATAATCCAAACATCATTGCCACTGAAATGCTTTGTCAATGGGTGGACACAATCCAATCACCTTGGAGTGCTGGCGATTGGAATGCATGCCAACAAAATGGCCTTAAACTTGCGCCAGGAAAACCAACTTGGATTGGTGTTGAAATTGCACCAGACAGAACAGGCTTTGCAATAGTCGGATCACAAATCATGGATGACAAATCAATTGCAGTTGGCCTAATGGATTTACAAAACCAAGAAAACGCCATTGATGATCTTAAAATTGCAAGCCATGTTGCCGAATGGGCAAAAAAATACAACGCTGAAGCAATCATTCTAAACAAATTCAGTGGCGACAGTGTTGCAGCCAAACTTCGCATGGGATCAATAAACTCAGAAATTATTACAGGTGCAAAGTACTACCAGGCATGTGATGAAACCCTTGGTGCAATGGCAGGAAACCGAATTACTCATGGTGGACAACCAGAATTGACAGCATCAGTCAATGCATGTATAAAGAAAACAACCGAAGCCGGATCATGGTATGTTTCAAGACGAAAAAATGCCACAGCAGCAATTGCAATGATGCTGGCAATACATAAAGCAACTGAAAGACAAGACTCCGGACAATTTGATATATTAGTGTCATAAATTAACACGCCCAACAGTCGGACAGTGTATGATATAAGTAACTTCTATGAGATAATTGCGAGACTATGGGTTTATACACAAAATATATTGAGCCACAACTCAAAGCAGCCATTGCACCTTATGTATTTCCAGATAAACCACTTTCAGTTTGGTCACCAGGCTTTGATGGAGTTTCATCAACATTTGTAACAAGACGCGAAGCACTCAGTGTTCCGGCGTGCGCGCGTGGTCGAAACATTATTGTCGGCACAGCAGCATCATTAGAATTACACGTTAAAAGAAAATTTGATGACACAAGAGTTGAACCAACACCAACAATAATTTCACAACCAGACAAAAACATGCCAACAGCAGTTGTCTACGGCATGACAGCAGAAAATTTGTTATTTCATGGTGTTGCATATTGGCAAATTAAAGAACTTGATCCAGCAACAGGCAGACCATCACAAATCAGATGGATTGATGCACCAAGAGTTTCACAAATACTTGATTCAACCGGTGAATTAGTAATTGGTTACCAACTTGAAGCACAAAGAGTTCCAGATAATGGTGTCGGATCACTAATTCAATTTACTGCAATTGATCCAGATGGTGTTTTGAATCGTGGTGGCAGAACATTAAGAACAGCAGCAGCCCTTGAAAGAGCAGTATTCAATTATGCAGATTCACCAACACCAAGTGTTGTGTTAAAAGCAAATGTTCCAATGGATTCAAATAAAGCAACAGCAATTTTGAATGCTTGGAAACAAGCAAGACAAACAAAAGGCACTGCGTTCCTATCAGATAATGTGGACATGGAATCAGTCGGGTTCAATGCAGCCGATCTTCAGTTGACGGAGGCAAGAGAGTATCTCGCGAAAGAAATAGCCAGATTGATGAACATTCCTGCATATTATTTGGATGCATCAACAAATACAATGACTTATTCAAATGTTACAGCAGAACGCAGAGCATTACTTGACTTTTCACTACGTCCATTACTAACTGCAATTGAACAAAGATTGTCAATGGATGACATAACAGTTTCAACACAATATGTTGAATACGACTTGGATGACTTCTTAAGAGGTAATCCATTAGAAAGAGCAGATGTGTATTCAAAATTGATACCACTGGGAATACTTACAGTAGAGGAGGCGCGTGAGGAAGAAGACCTCGTGCGATAATTATGGAAATTAAATTTAACAGCGACATATTAACAGCAAACACATCCAAAAGAGAAATTACAGGAATCATAGTTCCTTTTGGTCGCCCTGGATTCACAAACATGGGAACTGTCGTATTTGAACAAGGATCATTGCAATTAGGTAATGACATTAAATTGTTTGAAGATCATGACATGAATAAAGTGCGTGGCAGAATGATAAGTCATGAAATCACACCTGTAGGAATTGTAGGAAAATTCAAAGTTGCACGCACATCAGCAGGTGACGATATTTTGGCACTTGCACAAGATGGATTAAAATCCGGATTGTCAATCGGTGCATCAATTGAACAATACGAAAATAAAGAAG